CTTCGTCTTCCTCCTCTCGGATGAGAGGAGTTGAGGTGTGGTCTCCCAGCTGCCTAGAAGGAGCTGAGAGGAGGTTGATGCCTCTGTCCAGACGAGGCTGGGTCAGCATGATGTCGTAAGACACCCACAGCTGACCAGCCGTGTAGTCCGTCTGGCCGCCAGTCACAGCATAATACTGCGTGGCGAAGGCGTACAGTTGCTCTTCTGGCGTAGGGTTGAGATCAGCGCGGATCTTCCACCACCTAAATGGTTGGGAAGCTTCCGCACACTCAACAGCCGTCATTTGGCTCTGGTATGGGGCACCAGAGGTGGCGAAGTGCGAATTCAGTACCTCCGACATGGTTGACGGAGGCAAAGCATCCACGTTGTACGCTGTCTTGCTAGCCACCACACCCATTGCTGGGTTGGTGCTAGAAATGGCAGTTCCACACGTGGGGATAAACTCAAACACAACGCCAAGAGGTTTCCATTGCTGGAAAGTTCTGGCAATTGGAGAGAGCCAAGGGAAAGTAACTGTACTGGTAGGGTCAATGGGCAGGCGATAGTAAGCGAAAGCCGTGGCTACGTTAAGAGTGCCCAAGTACTCACGGTGGCAGACTCTGATAGTCCCATCAGATCCTGAGAACTGAGGGGCCTGAGCGGCCTGCGAACCGGAGACAAGGGAATTTTGTTGCACTGGCTCGGTACTGACATCGTAGTCGCCGCGTCCGAAGATGCGGCCGATGCCTCTACCTACGAGATTGCCGAGGTGCCCGCCGACGAAACCACCGATTCCGCGCCCAATAGATTGGGCACTCATCGTGGCTCGCCGTTTGGCGCGGGTCTTTTGCTTCGGCTGAGCTCGTTTAGCTTTCTTGTTGTTGCGGTTGCGTTTTCGTGGCATGGTTGGTGTAGGGATAGACAGATATTTCTATAGTCTATTTACTCCACCACCGACCATGCTGAAACACGCTTCCCGTGCTGCAGAACTGGTAGCCTTCCAGCCACTAATGAAAGTGGCTATGGTTTCCAGCTCTGGGACATGTCGGCAATGTTCTGCGAACTGCTCCCACAGGTCCAGCGAAATGCTTTTCTGCGAGAGGAGTCTGTAGAACGTCTTCGTGTAGTCCACGGGAGCGCAAACGCCTGCGGAGAAGTTGGTCGAGCAGAACTCGAAGGAGGCTCCCGGAACCTTCTCCTTGTACATCTTGAGAGGATGCCCTAAAGCAGCATACTTCATAGGGGCTTCGTCCTTATACTCCTCAAGGCAATCATCTCCCATAGCGAAAGCCCAGGACGCTCCACAAAGGAACGCGATGGACACGCGTAGACGGGAATTAGTTGACGAGGTGTTGTAGGACCCAGAGATCTGAACTCCTCCGTTCACATGTGCTAGCAATCTGCCATCTGGCATGCAGTACACGGATCTGGAGGCACAGAGAGCTCTGGCTCTCATGACTCGGGCGGCGAATCCTTGCATACCGCCTAAGCGGATGCGCATTTCACCGTCGAAGACCAGCTCCCATTCTTTGACAGACCAGTCCCAACCGGTCACATCGGCCTCAGCTAGGGGTTTCCCCCCGGCGAGTTGCACGACGTGATCGCGTAGGTCCTTTAGGTTGTCATCTGATTGGAGACTGAGTCCTGGTGCTGAAGGGCATCTCTTCCAGCCATCGATCTCCGCGTTGTTCTGAGCGGAGCACATGATGCGCTCTACGATCTGATCAACGAGAGAGACGGCGAATATGAGACGCCAGCGCCCTTGTTCGACTTTCTTCTGTGAATGAGGCTCATTCTTGACGAATACTCGCACCGGGTCGGCATAGCCGCCGGACACAAGCTGCACAGCCGTTAGGTCTGCAGGCATGTGGCACAACAGTGTGAGCCTGTCAAGGACAAGCTTTGTGAGGGTTCCCAAACCCTGGTCGACAAACACGCCGTTGTCCGAGTAGTCGGAGTGGTACGGAATTCCGGGTTTGGAGCTCCGCACGACTTGGCGTGAGAAGAACGCGATGCGCTCGGTCATGACTGGCACATCCACGCCGTTTCCATCAAACCCTTTTGGGGGTGAGGTCCTGGGGTAGAGCTGCATTAGCTTGACCGAAAGCGCGTCTAATTCTTCTTGTGAGGGTTTTGCACCTTTGACGATGCGGGACGTTTGCTTCGTGAAGCTTTCGTTCGCCGCCTTCGCCGTTTGGTTTGCGTTGGCCCAGTTGTCGAGACCGGGGAAAGCGCTGTAGGCGGCGGTGATGTCAGCATCGACGCCCGCAGAGGCGGGCGTTTTGTTGAGTCGCTGCTTGTACTCGCCGAGTTCGAGAGTTCCATCACCAATTGGCTGTGGCTCCTCGAAGAAGGCGTAGAACGCGCTGTCGGTTTCAGAGGACTTTCCGGGGCTCCTCGGACCCCCGTCCGAAAACCCGTCTTAGACGGGAGGGCTGGGGGTTTAGTCTTAGGAGCCGAGGATCGTGCCTTCGCTCTAGGGGCCCTAGACGTCATGGTCTCGACCACGTTAATGGGAGTCTCAGTGACGCTGAAGCGCACCTTGCGAGCAGGCTCAGAGTTCTCTTGTTTCCAATGGAATTCCTCATCCTCGGAGATGTCATACTCAGGGACCTCAGGCAACGACTCGTCGTCGGTGTATTCATTCCAGTCACGTCCGATGGGGACGTAGGAATAGGCTGTGGTCTTAGAGAGGAACCTACGTTCTTCTTTACCTACCATGATTTGGTCCTGCCAGACGCGGTCCGTCTCGGCTCGCCAGTTGTCCTCGAGGTTGTCTTCCCACTCGTCTTCACGAGTGTCTTGATATCCATCAGAGTAATTACCAGCAACAGCCGCTTCATTGAGGAGCGTCGTGGGGTGGACAGCGCGGCGGATGCGATCAAGCCGCACCCCGCGATTGCGAGTCTTGGTAGACCCAAGGTGCATACCAACCACGCGTCCTCCGGAGAAGACGGGGCCCCCGGAGGAGCCTGGTGCGGTGGATGCATTATGCTCGAAGTAAGCAAATCCTTGGGGTTTCTGCAATGTTCCACGGGCGACCGTCCAGGTATTCCTGTGGGCGCCCGGCGTGTAGACGAGACACCTGCCGCTAGGCAGGTATCGGTCAGACATCGGAACTGCTGAAATTTCTGCCGATGCCCAGAAGGCAGACGGCATGTCGAAGTTGACAAAGTCCATGTTCGGTGAGCTAGAACGGGAGGCTACTGTGGCCTGCTCCAAGTCCATAGGAATGTCCTTGGTTGTACCGTCTTTAGTCGTCACACGAACGTGGACGATGTTGTTCGGGCTTTCAACTAGGGCGTCCCACACATGGGCAGCGGTGAACCCAGTGGGGGTCCTGCCGAAACCTTTAATGCGTGTAACGACACCATAGTTGTAGCCCGAGAGGTCAAAAGTTCCTGCGGGGGCGTCATGGATCTTAGCACAGCCTGCGGGCTGTTCACAAGTCTCCATGATCGATCCTCGCTGGGACATCTCGTTGGTGTATTCGGCCTTGCGGCCGACACCGGTAGTTGAGGGCTTATAATCAGGCGTCGGGACTAAAACACTAGTGATAAAGTCCGTGGCGTGCTCGACGCTGATATAGATCTTAGCCGGGAGCGCGCCCTCAAATCCGTCAGGCGTCACGTAG